TCGTTGGTTGGGTCATCTTCGCAGTAGCACCAAAGGTCGTAGAACCAGCTGGCCGTTCCATCCGGGGTGGAGATGAAGAGTGCCCAGCCTTGTTTGTCGGCCAAGGCGGGTCGAATGACTTCAAACCAGACCTCGGCGTCCATAAATGCGGCTTCGTCGAGTACGACGCCGGACAAACTGCGGCCACGAAGGGCCATTGCGTTCTCTGTGCCCTTTAATTCGATAGTTGAGCCGTTAACTAGCTCTAATTTCAGGTCGGTTTCGTTCTTAGTTTTGATCCAGGGCTTGGGGACGAGCTTTTTGAGCACTTTCCAGGCAATATCCTTCGCCATTCGGTAGGTGGGGGCGCAGTAGAAGAAGGTTTCGCCGGGGTTATTGATCGCTCCACGCAAAAGTTCGACGCAGGAAAGGTATGACTTTCCGAAGCGGCGGCCTGCAACGAGGACGCGAAATCTGTGTTCGTCGGTGAATACCTGCCCCTGTGCCCAGCGGAGACTAAGTGGGGGTGCATTTTGTACGGCCATAGGTATTACATTAACTGCTTTTTCAACCCCTACCCCCCGGGTGGGTGTAGTACAATCAAATAAACTGAGATGTATCAGTAAGTTCCCCGCGCTTCGGTACAAGTGTACTACTTTGCAACCCTGCCCCCCGTGTGACAGTTGCACCGACTGGCACACAGTACAGATTTACTAAAAAATTTTCCGAAAAATCAGAATTTTCTGAGCGTGTGACAGCTGGGACAGTGGCACAGTAAACTGTAGCACTGCAGATTTGCTGCTAGAATATATTTAACAACAACACAGTTGTTGTTACTAACTTCACCCACGAGTTACTAACAAAAATGTCCACCAATTCTTCCCCAGTTTCTGACACTCTGACAGTCGTATCTGTTTGCTCTACATTGTTACTTATTTGTACAAGTTTTGCTCTAGTTTTTGCTACTGAAGATGCAGAAAATTTCAAACGTTGTGTACAACGAGAGCAAACATCTGCCGAGGAATGTGCACTTATCATCTACGGTCGGTAAGTAACACAAACTCCCTGCTGAGTTACTAACACAAACTTGTTTTTGAGTTAGCTACACTTTGCAGGGTATTTTTGTACCCAAATTTTTATAGTACATATGTATTGTAATACTTAGTAAGAAATGTTTGCTTACTAAATGTTATAGTACACATGTATTGTAACAAGAACCTTGACAATTTACTGAGATTGATTCTCATTCTCAATTCTGATGTCCAAAGTCGGGACCTGCAACGCCAACTGTTCCGGCGCTGCCTCGCCTATTACGCGACCCATGTCGCCCAGCAGAGTTGCGACAGTTTGGAAATGGCCGCGCTTAAGGGCTTTCTGAACCGTTGCGAGGCGAAGAGCCTGTAATTGGTTCAGCAATTCTTCACGTGTTCCGGTTTGTTCCTCCTTCAGAAGCTCCATTGCGCGCCGGTAGTCTTCATGTCCGGTACGTATAGAGACACCGAAGCGAGACGCCAATTTTTCGCAGATCTGAATTCTCGTTC